GCGCACGGGTGAGACTGAGGAGCAAAAATACGCGCGCCGGGTCGCTCAGGGCATCATCGCAAAGGCCAAGGAGCCGAACGCGGATATTGCTGCACTGCTTGAGCAGGCAAAGCCGGTATCGCTGTTTCTGGCGGCGGATATTGAGCGTTTGGACCGGCTCGCGGCAGAGTATCAAGCGCTTGTTGATGTTCGAAAGACCCGCGTTCGTCTAGCAGGCCTTGCAGCAGTCAAAAACGACGCTTTAGCGACAAAACAGCTTGCCAAGGAAGTCGATGCAATCAAGGCGCTCTCCGATCAGCTTGCCGTGCAGGCCGAGGAGCTTGACATTGTCTTTGTGATGATGATTTTGGCCGCGCTGTAGGCCGAAACGGACCGGGACGTTTCCGGGTCAGCGCGATAGGTAAAAACTACCTGTTGCGCTTGTTTAATAGGTGATATCATGGCTGAAATCTTCGCGACTGAACTGGCGCAAGAGACCCCGGCAGCTACCCCGGACCCGGTAGTGCCCCCGACGGATGCCACTGCGGCGCTCAAGGGTGAAACCAAGCAGGTCGAACAGAAGACATTCACTCAAGCCGAGTTGGATGAAATCGTTCAGGCAGCAAAGGCCAAGGCTGAGGCCAGGGCCGAGAGACAGTCCCTTAAGCGCGAACGGGACATGCTGGAGCGGTTCACTCCGCAGCAACAAGCCCCACAAGCCGAGACCCGTCCACCTCGCGACAAGTTCGCTAACGATGAGGAATGGGTGGAGGCGGTGACGGATTGGAAGCTTGACCAGCGTGACCGCAAGGCCAATGAGTTGCGAGCGGCAGACGAGTTGCGGGCGAACTCGAACAAGACGGAAAAAATCTACGCGCAGGCTGAAAAGCTTCCCGGGTTTGACCGCCAGACATTCGAGGACTTGCCCTTGACTCCGGTGATTGCACAGACGATTGTGGACTCCGACATCCCGGCGCAACTGATGGCCTACATGGCGTCAAATCCTGACGACGTGGAGCGTATAGCGAAACTGTCATCGGCACGGCAAGCGGCTGAAATCGGCAGGTTGGAAGCGAAACTTTCACTTGTCAAGGCCACAAAGGAAGTTCCGGCGCCGCCTAAAACAGTAGGTAGCGGCGGACCTGTGCATAACGGGGCTCTTGATCGGATGGACATGGCGGAATACATCGCCACGCGCCGCAAGATGGGGGCCAGATACTGAAAGACCTGAATGACCAATACCGCAGTAACCTGTAGCATTGTTGCCCGGGAGGCGTTGCCTATCCTGGAAAACATGCTCTCATTCTCCAACGGCGTGAACCGCGACTGGGAGGATGAATTCAAATCCAACGTTGGGCGCGGCTACATGCCCGGTGCCCAGATTCTTGTGAAACGTCCGCCGCGGTACACCTATCGCGCGGGGCGGGTCGCAGTACCGCAGGCGACGACGGAAACAAGCGTTCCGCTGATCGTTTCTCAAGGCGGTTGTGACCTGAACTTCACCAGTGCCGAGCAAACGCTGGCATTCAACAAGCTGGAACAGAAGGTTGCTGCGGCCATTGCGCCGGTTGCCAACGAAATCGACCGACAGGGCTTGGCTCTGGCCCACTTTTCGACCTTCAACACGCTGAACACGTCCGGGGCATTGCCGATCACTCAAACGGCGGCAATTGGGGCGATGACGGACGTTAATCGTCGCCTGGACGAAATGGGCGCACCGGTGAAGGACGGCGGTCGGCGCATGGTGATGAATCCTGCGCTGAACGGCGCCATGATTCAGGGCTACGCTGGCCTGTTCAACAACTCGAATCGGGTATCGGGTCAGTACGACTCGGGTTACCTCGAAAAGAGCTTTGGCATCGTTCCGGCGATGGATCAGAACGTTGACATCCACACCAACGGCGCGGCTACGGCGACCAACATCGCAGGCGCTGGGCAGACGGGCTCGAACATCAACGTGGTGGCGGTCGCCGGTGGCACGCTGACACGCGGGTCAACGATCACGTTGCCAGGTGTGTTTGCGGTCAATCCGCAATCGCGCGTGTCAACCGGTGTTCTTGCCAACTTCGTCGTTACGGCGGACGTGCTGGCGGGTGCTACGGTCATTCCGGTGTCGCCTGCCTTGGTCACTTCGGGCGCATTCCAGAACGTGAGCGCAAGCCCAACGACTGCGGCGCCTTATGTGATTTTCGGCGCTGTGAACATCAGCTACGGGGTCAATGTCGGCTTCCACCGCGACGCATTCACGCTGGCAATGGTGCCGATGTGGGCCCCTACCGGTGGCCGTGGCGTCATCGATGTGTCCCAGCAAACCCACAACGGGTTTACCGTCAAGGTGACTCAGTTCTATGACGGCATCAACGACAATGCCATCTGGCGGCTGGACGTGCTGTTTGGGTGGTTAGCAACCTACCCCGAACTTTCTGTCAAGTACCTCACGGTCTGATTCACCACAACACAGGAAGAAACCATCATGACTGTACTTTTGAATCGTTCATACGCCGGCTACGCTGCCGGTGCGGTTGTGTCGCTTGACACTCCCACGGAAACGGCGCTTGTCAATCAAGGCATCGCCTCCAATACTGCTGCGGTTCCGACTGCCGGGGCGGCGACTGCAAACGCAACGAGCGGGCGCGCGGTGATTGCTGCGGCGGGCACGAGCGTTGTGATCACAAACTCCTATTGCACGCCAAATAGCAAAATCGCGGCGTTCCTGAATCTGGCGGTGGCGGACACCACGGCGACGGGTGTTTCTCGCATCGTCCCGGCGGCAGGATCGTTCACGCTTTCGTTGAATGCTGCCGCGACTGCGGCGGTGGTGATCGACTGGGCATTTATCCTGCCCACCGGCGAGTTCATGACCGGCTAACCTGTCAAGGTTCGAGGGCCTGCCACAAGCGGGCCTTCCTGCATTGATTGGATTGGCATGGCAACACCTGTAACCGCGATTAGCCTGATCAAGCGCGCAATGCGCTTGGCCGGTGTTTACTCCCTCGGCGATGAGCCATCGCCGGAGGAGGCTCAGGCCGGACTTGAAGCACTGAACACGATGATAGATGGATGGGCGAACGAGTCCCTGATGATCTATGCGCAATCGGTTGACGTGATACCGATCGTGTCCCCGATCGCGGTCTATACCCTGGGGCCGACTGGTACGGTTGTCACCACTCGCCCGATGTCCATGATCGATTCCAGCTATGTGATTTATCAGGGCATCAGTTACCCCGTGCCGTTGCTCGCGCTCGATCAGTACAACATGATCGCCTACAAGACGCAGGGCGATTCGTTCCCGTACTGCATGTGGGCTGAGATGGATTACCCGAATGTGACGCTTACGGTCTACCCGGTGCCATCTGATGCATCTGTCCTTTACGCCTGGAGTCTTAAGCAGTTGCCGGGCTTTGCGTCTCTGACCACAGAGGCGCTTTTTCCACCGGGCTACGCTGATGCGTTAGCCTACAATCTTGCGGTGAATTTTGGGCCGGAATTCGATGGGGCCGACATTCCCGTAACGGTCCAAAAAAGCGCGATCAATTCCAAGCGCATCATCAAGCGCACCAATACGCGAGCGCTACCGATGCGCCTGCCCTCGGCTGTACTGCCAAATACGGGCTGGGTGAACTGGCGCACCGGTGCTTAATCCCATTCCACTATTCGGCCTTGGCGTATCGGGAAAGTCGGTCAACGTCAACGCGCAGCAGCGCCTAAACCTGTACTGCGAGCTGCAAAGCGATGGCGAGACGAACACGCTTGCGATCTACGGCACGCCGGGACTGCTGACGGTTTCCAACTTCGGCAATGCCCCGAGCCGCGGCGCCTACACGATGGGCAATTTCAAGTATTTCGTCAATGGGAATACGCTGTGGTCCGAGAATAACGCCGGCACGAAAGTCAACTGCGGGTCATTGTTGACCAGCGGCGGTCGAGTATCGATCAGCGACAACGGCACGCAATTGATGATTGTGGACGGTACTTACGGGTACATCTACAACACGGTGACTCTGGCCTTCGTCCAGATCACGGATCCGGACTTTCCACCCAGCGATACGGTCACGTTCCTGAACGGATATTTCATCGTCAGTAAGACGAATTCAGGCCTGTTTTACAT